GTGAAAATGAAAAAGAAAGAATCTGATTTACCAGATAGCTTAACTTTTGATGCTTATTCAGAGGGAAAAGTTACCGGGGCAATATTCTTTGATACAAGAAGGATACTGCAGGATGAGACATACCCGCTTAAATATCGTGTTACATATAACAGAATTCATAAATACTTTGATAGTGGATATACTCTTTCTGTTAAAGACTGGAATAGATTACCTAAAACACAAAACACACAATTAAAAGAAACCCGTGGAATTCTCACAGATGAAAATGCAGTTATTAAGCAATACGTTAAGGACTTAATAAAGGCAAATAATTTCTCTTTGGACAACCTGAAGAGGAGAATAAAAGCAGGAGACAATACAAGTATTAATATCGCTTTTGCAAAAAAAATTAAAAGACTTGAGAATAATGGCCAGGTAGGAACTGCGGGAATTTATGATAGTGCATTAAAGAGCCTTTTTGAATTTAATAATGAACGTGAAATACGTTTTATTACCGTTACTCCGGAATGGCTTCAAAAATATGAAAAATGGTTTATTGGCGATGATAAAAACAGTTATGCAACAGCCTCAATTTACCTCCGCTGCCTCCGGGCAATCTTTAACGAAGCAATAAAGGAAAGTATAATTCCGGGTGGCATGTATCCATTTGGGAAAGGCAAGTATGAAATACCTACCAGCCCAGGCCGTAAACTGGCCTTATCACTTCCCCAGATCAAAACCTTAATGGAATACAAAGTTGAATCAGGATCCACGACTGAAAAGATGAGAGACCTTTGGTTTTTTCTGTATTTGGCCAATGGAATGAATGTTAAAGACTTGGTCATGTTAAAATGGAAAAATATTATCAATGGAGAAATAGTTTACCTCAGAGAAAAAACAAAAAAAACTAACAAAAACAAAGAACCTATAGTTGTACCAGTTTTGAGGGAAATGGAAATCATATTTGAAAAATGGGCTAATCCTGATAAATCTCCGGATGCTTACATGTTCGATTATTTGAATAAAAAAAACAACAGTCCGGAGAGGATTCGTATTGTTACCCAAAATGTAACACGCCTGATTAACCGGCACATGAAAAATATTTCAGAAGATACCGGACTTCCACATATCAGTACATATACAGCCCGGCATTCATTCAGCACGGTTCTTTTACGTTCCGGAGCCAATGTTGAATTTATTTCTGAAGCCCTGGGACATTCCAGCATAGAAACTACAAAAGCATACCTGGCAGGATTTGAAACCGAAGCCAGGCGAAAGATGAATGAGAACCTTTTAAATTTTGGAAGTAATGAAACCAATACCTAAAACAGAAAAATTCATTAGTGAATTTAATGAGCTTTTGAACTTGTTTTATCCTGCATTTGCGGTTAATTTATATAACAAAGAAAACTACATTCTTAAACTCAATAAAATTGATAATACTATTAAAAATATAAGTAATTCAGTTTCAGAGGTAAAGAATGAATTCTGGTCAAACCTTGATATAAATTCATTTGACTTTATGATAGAACTCAGTCGAGTTAAATTCAAAAGCATTTTATTTAGATACAACTCATTGACTGATAAATTCGATTCTCAACTTAACAACGCCTTGGAAATATTGAGTATGCGAGACAATTTTACGAATGTTGAAAAAGATAAAATTCAAAAGGTATTAACTGAAAATATTTTGGAAGTTTCATTTATCCTTGAAAATTTATCTTCATTTTTTCATGAACTAAAAGAATCGAAATATTCTGCAAATATTTCCAAAACAGATGACACTGGAGAACAAAATCAAAGCAATGGAGGGAGACCGAAAACAGAAATCGATGAAAATATGACACTGAAAAGTATCATGTACGAAGGATTATATAAAGAAGCGAAAGGGTACTATCAAAAAAAGATGGAGGAAGGAAAATTTAAATATTTTTATCAATATGCACAACTTATACAGGAATTTGCTGCAAAGGACTGGATAACTCCTGCATACAAAACACTTCCAAAAAATAATAAGCAGATGAAGATATTAATTTTGAATGAATTTAAAATTGACGTGTCCGATAGTTCTGCCAGAGGAAGAGCGCCCGGAGGATGGAATGTATTTAAAGATTTAGAAAAAAAGTACCCCAAAACTTTTATTACCTAAAATTTGCCAAACTTGCCAATTTTGCCAATAATGATATTTTTGGCAAACAATATTCTAATTTTCAGTTATTTATATTTTTATTACTTCATTTCTTTGTTCCAAACAAATTAAAGTTTGGAATTATGGAAATGATTGTAATGCCAAAAGAAGAATTTCAAAATTTATTAGCCACAACTCTTGAAAAGGTTTTAAAGAATAATCAAAAAGAACCTATAGTACCTCAGAAAAAAAATGAAGGTGGTGTAAATTTTGCCCTTGAAATCCTCCGGGAAAAGGCAGGACTTGAAAGTCTTGCTACTCTTTACAAATGGTCACATGAGGGCCGGATACCATGCGAAAAACGAGGGAAAAAACTCTGGTTCCATCGTGATGAGCTTGAAGCCTGGATAGAAGAGGGAATGCCACATGTTGGCCAAATTAAGGCAGCCAATAGATTATCAAAGCTTAATCGGTAATTATGGTAATGCTCAAAATCTCACCTGTAGAATATCCGCGGATTAAATTTGAAGTGCCTGAGCATAGATTTAATCAAATGGATGTTGAAAATCAAAGAAGATACATTGTCTTAGGAAAAATAAAAGCTAAAACATTGCATAATGGCAAATCCTGAAATTAATAATGAGCAATATGGGATACGTTTGGATATTGCCACCGGCGAATTGGATATTTTTCTTATATCTGAAAAACCAGAGAATCATCAGTTCGGCCTGTTTATATCTCATAGAACTGGAACTAAAGATCAGATGCTGCAGCTCAAGGAGAGGATTGTCCTAAATGCATTCAGAATCCTAAAAAAAGTAAAATGAATCAGGGGTGGATTAAGCTACATAGAAAATCATTAGACCACTGGCTTTATAAAGAAAACCGGCCACATACAAAAAGAGAAGCCTGGGAAGATATGCTTTTGCTCTGTAATCATTCTGATGAAAAAATATTGATAGGAAACCAGATAATTGATTGTAAAAGAGGTCAATCCGTGAAAAGCTTAAAAACCTGGGCTGACACTTTCAATTGGACAATTTCAAAAGTAAGAAGATTTTTCATTTTGCTCAAAAAAGAGAACATGATTGAACTTGAAAGCGTTCAAAAATCGACACGGCTAACTATCTGTAATTATGAGTATTATCAGAGTGAGCGAAACAATAATGAAACGCAAACGAAACGCAAACGAAACGATAGTGAAACGCAAACGGCAACAAACAAGAATGATAAGAATGTAAAAAATGAAAAGAATAATATAGTTACTGAAGTTTCAGAAAAATTTGAAATATTTAGAAAAAGATTCCCGGGAAATAAAAGAGGCTTAAAAACAGAACTTGATAATTTCCTTAAAAAGAATAAATCTGAAACTGTCAATTTATTACTTCCTGCACTTGAAAAAGAAATTTCCCACAAAAAAAGACTTGATGAATTAAATCTCTTTTGCCCTCAGTGGAAAAATCTACAAACCTGGATTAATAATAGATGCTGGGAGCAAGAACTCTCAGAAGTTATATCAACTAATAAATCTACAAAAAATGGAAAAAAAGCAATTAACAAAGGTGAAAGCAGACGACCTGCTACAGCAGATCAACACGCTTCAGACCGCGGATTCGGAAATGGTTAAATGGTACTTAATTACTTTGTTGAGAGGTACAAATAGAATTTCAATTGAAGATACTTATGAAAGTTTATACCTGCCATATTCCGGACATGATCCGGATGTAATAATCAGACTGTTTAAAGGGTTTTGCATCCTTCGAAACGCTGATTTTACTCCAGATGAAAACAATATAGATGCAATTAGAACTCTGGCTGAAATTGCAGCCGGGAAAACCGATAAAAAAGGTCTGGTTTTGAGAGGTGGAGTTGGAGTTGGTAAAACATTCCTTATTTCAGAATGGTTAAAATTTCGTAAAACAATACTGTCATGGCAGCACGAAAATGGTTTTTATGCAAGTGATTTACTCGACTTCAAAAAGCCAGAAGTAATTTTTCATACCCCGACCACTATTCTTTCAACGTTCACTAAAGAGGGATTTGAATTTTTCGATCGTCCAATTGCTGATATTCTTGTTTTTGATGATATGGCAGCAATTGAGCCAATCAGCTATTTTGGGAACAATGTGAATATTGCGGAGAAGCTCATTTATGCTATTTACGAAAAAGCAAAAAATAATCCAAATTTTGAGTTCTATGCAACAACAGATGTCACTTCTGAACAACTTACTGAATTTATAGGGCAAAGAGCCGTTTCCAGACTGGCAGATATGGCACTTTGGAAGGAAGGTTTAATGAAAGGATCAGACCGCCGAATGGCTAAATCATAGCCCACCTATGAGAACACCACTGAAAAAACGTAAAGCCAAGCTAATATTAAGGCGCCTCTTTTACCGGTCCCGGCTGGTAATGTCCGACTGGCCATTGGATTTTAAAGAGTTAAGAATTATTCACAACAAAATGAATTTATTAATCCATAGAATATAAATCATGGGAAAATTGAAAAGAAAAATTGCAGACAATCTCACTGACTTAAACGAAAAAATTCATCTGACAATGGAGGAGTTGAGATTGGTTGTAAATAATGATCAAATGGTAAGGTTTGACCGGATAATAGAGTTAAGTGAGAAAATTGCTGATTATTCAAGAAGGATGAACACCTTAATGGAGTTCATTTGATACCGGATTATAAGATTAAAAAGGGACTGGTTGTTATGGCCTGTTACTTTACAAAAAGAAAGCAATTCAGCCTAAAAAATAGCAAATTGTATAATTACAGAAAAAACAATAAATATAATGCGCTGAATTTTAGCTCAATACATTTCATGATTTCATAATACTAATTATAAGACATGCAAAAAACACTATCTTTTCACGAACGTCAACACCTCCAAAAGCTCCTTAACCAGCAGGGCAGTGTTAAATATTTATTTGATGAATTTGTCCGCAACGTAGGCATTTATATGACCGGCTGGACCGATACCGGAAAACAAAACATTTGGATCCGCAACGCCAGGATTGAAAAAGCTATCGAAAAAGAGCTTCAAAACCTGCATGATAATATTATTTCTAACATAGATAATTACACAACCGATGCCTGGAAGCGGAGTAACCTGAAAAATGATGAGTTGGTATCTGCTTTTATTAAAGGCCTGCCAATAAATGAGACCGTAAAAAAAGGAATGTTTGCCCGCAATGAAGAGGTATTAAGAACATTTCTTAAACAAAAGGTTGATGATTTAAATATTTCAGAGAGAGTTTGGAAAATAGCAGGTACTGCAAAGGAGAACATTGAGTTTTATCTCGAATCCGGACTTTCAACCGGTAGGCCTGCTGCATTAATCAGTCAGGATGTAAGGCAGTTATTGCAGGACCCGGACAAACGATTCAGACGAATCAGGGATAAGAACGGCAAACTGATAATGTCAAAACCAATGGCCAACTATGAACCTGGGACGGGAGTTTACCGTTCCAGCTTTAAAAACGCTATGAGATTAGCCGTTTCAAATACAAATGCAATGTACCGGATCGCTGATCATGACCGCTGGGAAAGATTGCCTTTTATTCTTGGCTTTGATATAAAACGTTCTGCTTCTGCCAGGGATGAATGCCCGATTTGTGATTCACTGACAGGCCGGTATCCAAAAGATTTTTTGTTCAAAGGCTGGCATCCTTGGTGTATTTGTGTGGCCACCCCTGTACTTATGGACGAAGATGATTTTATTGATTCACTGGTTGATGATGACTTTTCTGAGGTAGAAATGATCACGGATATCCCGGACCGGTCCCGGGAATATCTTGAGGAAATGCTCAAAAAAGAAAATATCACCTTAGATTCTTACTTATTCAAAGAGAACAAAAAGTTCTTTGAATAAATGACTTACATGAGAAATTGAAAATATGATTCCAATTCAATTTGATTTATATTTTAAGAGTAGAGATAATTTAAAAATTGAATGTTATGATAGACAATACGATGTTTGGCAATTGCCGAACCGAAAAGCCGATGAGGCATGCTCGCAGGATTTCAAATAGTGAAAGTAATCAGATCCTCCGCGAAAAAGCAAAATCCGCTGAATTCCGGAAAAATATGAAACCATTTAATCAGTAATACAATGAGCGCACTATATTTCGATGCCAGGATAGACGGGGCACAACTCACAAAAGATATTGCCAATATAAATAAGCAAATCGGCCAGATATCTGCCCATATGGAGAAAGAGGGCCGTGAGATTGATGCAATAACCAGCAGGATTGGTGCAGGCCTGGCAGGTGCCTTTTCCGTGTTTACAGCCGGTAATTTTATCAGAGAGATGGCCAATGTCCGGGGAGAATTCCAGCAGCTTGAGATTGCTTTTGAAACGATGCTCGGAAGCAAGGAGAAAGCAGACAAGTTGATGGCAGAAGTGGTACAGTTTGCAGCTAAGACTCCTTTTGAACTTTCTGAAGTTGCATCAGGATCAAAACAGTTACTTGCTTTTGGTGTTGAAGCTGAAAGGGTTATTCCAACGCTTAAAGCCATGGGTGATGTTTCAGCCGGTCTGTCGGTTCCAATTGAACGACTGATTAACAACTTCGGCCAGGTAAAAACACAAATGAAACTTACCGGAAGGGAACTCCGGGACTTCCAGATGGCGGGTGTGCCGATTGTAGCTGAACTGGCCAAGAATATGAATGTGGCAGAAACAGCAATTGCTGATATGGTTTCAACCGGCAAGATCGGATTTAAAGAAGTAGAGGAAGCTTTTATTTCTATGACCTCTGAAGGTGGCCGGTTTTCAAGTCTTATGGAAAAACAGGCCGAATCAATTACAGGACTTGCTTCCAACTTTGCCGATGCCTGGGATCGGATGTTAAATAGTATTGGCCAGGAGAATGAGGGGATCATTGCCGGATCAATCAAAGGGGCAATTACCTTAACAGAGAACTACGAAGAGGTTATTAAAGTATTAAAACTCCTGGTAGCCACCTATGGAACATATAAGGCAGCTGTAATTGCCACGGCTGTTGTAGAACGAACGGCAGCTGCAGCAGGAAATATTAAAGCCTGGTTTGAACTGGCCCGGGGGATCCGGACGACCAAAGATGCCCAGATCGCTTTTAACCTTGCATCAAAAGCAAATCCTTATGCACTTATTGCCGGTGCAATTGCATCACTTATTTCTTATCTGGTCATATTCAGAAAAGAGACGAAGGATACGCAGGATTATATTGATGACCTTAACAATAGTATCGAAGGGATCGGGAAACAGATCGAGGTAGATAACCTGATCAGTAGATACACTACCCTTCAAAATAATACGAAGCGCACAAAAACAGAGCAGGAAGAGCTTAATAAAACAATCAGGGAACTTGGAGGTATCTTCCCGGGAGTGATCACTCAAACTGATCAGTATGGAAATGCAATTGACCTGGCAAAAGATAAGCTGATCGAATTAAATGAGGAGCTGAGGGAAAACAGCAAACTCGCAACTGAAAAAAATATCCTTGATGCACAGGATTTACTTAACCGAAAAATAGAGGAAAGAAAAAAGCTGCTCGATGAGGCAAATTCCGGACTAAGATATGCTACTGATCTGGAAGTTGTAACAGGGAAAGCCCGTACCGGATATGACAAGGTTGGATTAACAGTTGAAGAGATTGAAGAGCGCAGGGCAAAGGTTGAAGAGTTGAATCTTGAAATTAGCAAAATCAGTGAATCAGTTAGTGAATCAGAGGATAAACTTCAGGCGCTTGGCCAGATTAATGCAGCACAAGTTCTGCAACCTTACAAAGAATTATTTGGAGAGGTAGAAAAATACAGTGAAGAGCAGGCCCTGAAAATTAAAGAGGAGCTTACAAAACTCCTGTTTCTTGGTTTGGGAACTGAAGCAGAGAAACAAATAAAAGCAGAAATTGACAAAATTGCCTCACTGCTGGCCTTGCCAACAATTCAGGAACAAATTCAGCAGGTAGTTTCTGACCTGAAGCAGGCACAGTCCCAGCTCGATAATTTCCGTGCTCCCGGATCACGTGCCACAACAGAGCAGATAAAAGATAAAGAAGATGAAATAAAGGCCCTGCAAACAAAATATGATGCCTTGACAGGTATTAACCGCAAAGAGGCAGAAAAACGCTTGGAAGAGGAGAGAAAGGCCAGGGAGGAGCGAATTAAAGCCATATCAGCCTTTAATGATATGGAGTTATCTCTTGAAAGGCAATTACAGGCTTCTAAGGTGGCAATTATGCAGCAGGGGTCTGAACGCCGCAGAGCTGAAGCAGAACTGGAATATCAACAAGAGCTCGACAGGATCCGGCAGCAGCAGCAGGCTTATGTGGATGCATGGAATGAAACAAAGGGTTATAAACCCGGTGATGTAGGATTTATTTCCGAGCTTCCAAAAGAGGAGATTGAACAGTTTAACCAGCTTCGCATTAATGCAGAGGAGAGGAAAAATCAGCGAATTGAAACAATAAATCGCGAAACGGCCAATGAGATTAAAGCAATATGGAAGGATGTCAATGATGTTTACCTGAGCGATTCAGAGCGCAATATACAGGCTATTAATGAAAGGTACGATAGTTTAATTGAGAGAGCAAAGAAGGCCGGGGAGACTGATTTCGCTTCAATCAATGAGGCCCGGGCAAAGGCCATTGAGGAGGCAATGATCGATTCGAGATTAAAATTATTGCAGTTTGAAGAGGAAATTGAATTGCAACGGGCAGAGATTTCAACGCAGGGCTATAACCGGGAAGTTGAAACAGAAAAAAAGAAGCTTGAAATTGTCAAGAAGTTTGCACAACAAAAAATTGAGATATTAAAAAAATCCGGGACAGAACAAAGTAAGCAGGAGATTGAAGAGCTTAAACTGCTCATTGATGCATCCGATCAGGGATTAAAAGATATCAACCAGAGAACACTTACTGAGTCTATTCAGAAAACTGAATTGTGGATAAATGAGTTTAAAAAGCTCACTGATGAAATATTCGGGGCCGACACTCAACTGAGTAGTATAATGTCAGGGATGGGTGACATTGCCCAGGGTTTTGCCCGGATTTCAGGAGGTGATTACTCCGGGGCTTTGTCGGTTATCACTTCTCTTTATAAAATGGTCAATGACACCTCTGCAACTGAGAATAGACTTGCCAGGCCATGGGAAGAGTTTGAAAAATGGATTGCAGCGAGTAACAGAGAACTTCAGCGATATATTGAGTTGAGGGATGAGGCTATTGGATATGACAGGTACGACAGTTCAAATGAAGCAATAGAACAGATTAAGGAAAATATTGCAGAGGCACAGGAACAATTATTGAATTTAGACTTGTCATTCACCTTCACCGGCAAAGGATCCGGGTTGTTTAATGCCGTAAAAAAGGCGCAGAAGGATTTAGAAAAGCAGGTTCAGGAATTATTGGAGCAGCTTGGTGGTGGTATTATTGAATTGGAAAAACAGACAATGAATACCTGGCTTGGAGGTGCGCAGACAAAAGGTATATTCAGTTATGATCTAAGCCAGCTATTACTTGGTGAAGACGGTAAATTCACTATTCAGAAGATAAATCAACTCATAAAAGAAAGTGTTATTACTGACCAAAAAGTCATTGAGGCGGTTGATTATTATGAGTCTCTTATTATCCAGTTATCATCAGCTGAGAAGCAAAAGCAGGAATTGCTTACTGCTACCATGGCTGATAATATTGCCGACGGTATCATTGACGGATTCAGGCAAGGTTACAGATCAGCAGCTGATTTTGCAGAAGGATTTGAAGAGTTGATGAAAGATGCAATTTTTAATGCCCTAAAAATTCAGACACTTGAAGAGCCTCTTCAGGAGTGGTACCGGCAATTTGCAGCAGCCTCGGAATCTGATGGTATGTTGACGGCCCAGGAAATAAATGACTTAGAAGGAGCCTATAACACTATCATTGAGAATGCAAGGCAACAATTTGATGAAATGAAGAGACTTGCAAACATTGACTTTAGCAGTGATATTGCAGGGCGTGAAGGGCTTACCGGGGCAATTAAGGGAATAACTGAGGATACTGCAAGTATAATTGCAGGACAATTTTTTGCATTTCGGGAACTACAACAAAAGACATATTTAACGGGAATAGAGCAGCTGGATGCAATTAACCAGTCAGTTACTCATCTGGCAGAGATTGCAAATAATACAAAGCACAATAAGCATTTATCGGAGATCCGTGATGACATTAAAAATATGAGTGTTTACCTTAAAAATTTGATGTAAATGGAAGATCACAGGAAAAAAGAATCCGCGACAAAAAACGGACGTCAAAAGGATATACTAAAAAAATCTGAAGCTCTTGAAATGTTAAAAGCGATTCAGGAGGTAGGCCAGATGAACCAGTTAATTTTCAATCATTATTTGTGGGCAATTGAGTTTATTGAAGCCAGAAATTTAAAGATTGAATTTGGAAATTTCTTAGCAGCGAAAAAACGCATTAACTAATTGATCAACTGCAATATAGATAAAAAATGAAGTCTATTTATCACAATGTAAGTTATAAGACAGCCTTTATTAACTTATTACAGATTAACAAGTTGAATTTACGAATTTTTGCAGATTACAAAATTTTGTTCTTTTTCGGTCATTTTGGCAGTGATTTAACAGTAAAATTTTTCACATGAGAGATACAAAATTGAAGCTCCATAATTACCAAAATACAGATGAATTGGAAACTGTCCGGAATTATGCGAATAAACGATATTTTCGATGGCTCGATTACAGCAAATACCATTGTACCCTGGCAGGCATTATTGATGAGGCAAATGATGTGCTTAATGAAACACTTGCATCCTTATTCTCCAAAGATGATAATTTTCTGATCAGGTTATACCGGACAAAGAAATCACAGTATTCTGAGCTTGATTTTTACGTTTTAAGGATGATCAAACTCAACTCCTATTCTCCGACATCTCCTTATAAGAGTAAATACAAACAACCGGTTAAAATTGATTATGACGCTGATTTTTCACGCCTGGAAATCGAAGATGAGCCAGATAATGAGTCAGACAGAGCAGGGGAAACATTAAGACAATATCGTTTGGTGAAATATATTGCTGATGGGCTGGATCTGACCGATAAAGAACGCCAAATTTTTGAATTTTATTTTATCCATGGAATGGTTTATTCTCAATGGCCAGGTCCGGAAAGAAGTAAAATGTTGTATGAAACTTTCAATCTTGTTACATCTGCAATTCATGAAATATTGTATTTTCTGAAATTAACAAAAGTAAAGCCAAAAGTATCAGGATATAATTTTAGCTATCGAAGAAAAAACGAGCTGGTTGAACGATTTCTTAAAACTCATAAAATTCATTTCAATAGCTACTTAAACAATTAATTACAATTCTTATGAGAAATATTGATTTCGCAAATACAAATTTATCTCAAAACCCTAAGCTGGTTTATATCAATGAAACGGAAGCATTCAGGCATGTAAGCCTCATCAAATGTGTTCTCATTCCGATACTTGAAAAAATCAAAGTGGAATTTTTGAAATTCGGAATAGGACCGTTCACGAATGAGTTTTTAAATGATGTTCTTTTTGACAATTGCAGTTTGATAAAAAGCCAGGTACCGGCAAACAAACTTGCAGGCCTTAAAATTGTCTGTAAAGAATTACAATATCCGGGCCGTTTAGAACTTGAAATTCTAAAAGACTTTCCCAGTATAGACGAATCCGGAGAAATTGTCCTGAGTGATGAGTCGGTTGAAGCAATCCGCGAATTCAATTCAATTTATGCAATTACAGCAAAAGGAGTTGAATTATTTGAGGCCCATAAAAGAGCAGCGGAGGCCCTGAATGAATTTTACCAACTGGCAAAGGAAAATATCGATCCAACACCTGAAACGCTGGCAGAGCTCTTTTTATTCGACAGAGAAGGCAATATCATACCTTCGCCACAGGAATATGATTTATTCCATTACGTAACCAGTCCTGAATTACAGCAGCAAAATTGAATTATTCACTTTAAATAAATACCAAATGGAAAAAGTAGTTTTTTGGAAAGACCAATTCTCATTAAATGAATTGAATGACAAACTGACTAAGGTACAAGGAATGCTCCAGTCAATTTTAAACAAATTCTCTGACCTGGGAATTAAAATTAATGATATCAGTCAATTGTCCGGACTGGTTGATAATCAAAGAAGGCTGATTGACGGCAAACTGGAAGATTTTATTTTTAATCAACTTTATCCGGAAACACCTGCAGGAATTAAACGGGATATATACCGGGATATGGTTGAATTGCCAAATTTGGAAGCAGTAAAAGGATCATTTGAACCTTTACAGGATTATCTGGGAGGCATGTACATAAGTGACATTGTAAACTGGAATGCTTATTCCTGTCAGGCCGGGACAATTGAAATCATCAAAGGTGAACGGGAAAAAATTGAAGCCAACTATCAGGAATTTATCGAAACCAAAGTTGAACATGACCGGCTGTCAGTGGTACAGGATCTATGCAAGGCATTAAACAAACTGATTACTTTTGCAGCAGATCACCCGGCCAATTACGCCGTAAAAGGAGTTGTGGAATTTAATGAAAGCAACGGTGAGTTTATGCCTGGTCGTTTGTTTATAAAAAATGGAGGAATCACATTTCAGCAGGTTATTGGCAACCAAAAGAAAGCTGAAAGCCTGAAATCTTCTCCTGTTGACAGACAACCTGCGAATATTGCTGCAGATACTTCTGATCCTGACAGGGGAAGAGAATTTGCAAAAAGTCGAAATTCAATTTAATTTTTAAGCGTTTACTTGCTGAAAATGAGTAAAAAACTTACCATAAAACAGGAAAAGTTTGTAAACGTGTACTTTGAAACCGGGAACGCTTCACATGCTTACAGGCAGGCTTATTCATGCAAAAACATGAAGGACACCACAGTTAATGTAAAAGCTTCTGAGCTACTAAAAAACGGTAATGTTTCGGTAAGGGTAAAAGAACTACAAAGGGACCTGAAAAAAACATCCGATATAAAGAAAGAAGCCATTTTGGATGAGCTTGCCTGCATTGCCTTTTCTGACATACGCGATTATGTGAAATTTACTGGTAGAAGAATCTCATTCAAAAGCTTTGATGAACTGACCGACAGGCAGGCCCGGGCCATTGAAAGCATTAAAAAAACCAGGTACGGAATTGAATTGAAATTGCATGGTAAAAACTGGACTATTGAACGAATTTCAAAAATAATGGGATTTGATAAACCAGAGGATATTAATTTGCAGTTAGAAGGCCTTCCGGATTCTGTATTGGATGCGCTGATTGAAAAGCTGCTTAAAAGAGAAACTTAAACTCATCAAGTGATGAATTTAGAAATCCTGAATAGAAAAGAAAAAATTGCCTTAATCAAAAGGATTCAGGCCGGGGAGGTTCATATTGTTAACGGTGAAATTATTGAGAACGGGGTTGTTTTAATACAAAAAGGTATGCAATTTTACATTAACAGGAAACTGGTTGATTATTCAAAAATTGAGCTGGCAACAGAGGCAGTTGTTATCTTGCCTGAAAATGGCAGATCAGAATAAATCTGTATGGGTACCGGTGGCCATAAACAGCAAAATAAAGGTTTTAATCATTGTTGCCTGATTTGTGAAAACCGATTGGCCGCCTGGGAATTTCAGAAGAGTTTCTTTTTACTTGTAATTCGGCCAGAGTTTGATTGATTAATTCAAGTTGCATCTGGGTATCTTCGTTAATGTCGTTATAATCAGAAAACACTTCTTCAATGTACTCTTTGAGTTTTTTAATTTCCTTTTCTATTTCTGCAACTCTATCAGTTGGCGGAGCTAAAATCAGTTGACGTACAGCAACAAAAGCCCTCATGATGTTCCGGTTTATTTCAATTGCTGTTTTTGAATTGAGGACACTGCTAAGCATCGAAACGCCTAATTCGGTAAATGCAAACGGAAGATATTTAATATTGGTTCCCCGACCCTTATTCAAGGTGCCAATCTGGCATCTTGAAAGTTCATCCCAGGTTAATTCAAACATAAAATCTTCACCTTCAAAACGTTCAATATTTCTCCTTACAGAACGTTTTAATTGCGATGTTTCAACACCGTACATTTCAGCCAGGTCAAAATCCAGCATTACTTTTTGTCCTCTTATTTCATAAATTTTACTCTGAATGAGTGATAGTTCCATGAATTATGATTTTGATTTGTTTAATCTGACAGAATTGATAATAGTTTATTCAAGTCCTGTTTTGTCCTGATACGGTGAATCTCATTATTGTGTTCAACAAATCCATTCAAATCAGTTTCATCTGCATGGGAATCTTTTGAGGTAAATAATCTCCATAGCTCAACTTCCAAGGCTTTGGCCAATAACTCAATGGTCTCAATTTTAGGATTATTGGTTCCGCGTAAAATGTTACTAATAGAATTCCGGCTTAATTTTCCACCTTGCTGTTCTATTCTATTTTTTAATTGTTCAATGTTGACATTTTTGTCATCCATTATGATTTTTAAATTCTCTATCCAATTCATGGTTACTCATATTAAATGAATGATGCACAATATAAGCAAATATAAGCAAAGTTGTTATTAAATTAAAATTTTACCAAAAATATTTTACATTAATTTGCATTTTAACAATTTTATTTGTTATATTTGACATCAAATACAAAATAAAGCTGTTAGTAAATTACGAATTTAAAAAATAAAACATTATGGAAAAGAAAACACGATTAAAGGAAAATCAACCTCAAATCATCGACGGAAAATTAGTTGTCCCTATGATTGGAGGGCCAACGCGTGAAATTAACATTGAAGACCTTAAAAATCTTTTGGAATGGAATTTCCAGGAAAAATGCAGTGACCTTATTTTATCGTTTGCCAGGATTGGCAGTTACTTATTAAAGAAGCCAAGTGAATATGACATCCAAGCCATGTTCCCGGATTCAGATAGTCTATATTTTTTGGATTTGATCAGAAATACTTTTAGTAATTAACCTTTAAATTTATTATCATGTTGGATACGACAAAAAAGAAAGCCAGGCGAATAATCATTGAAAAAATTGATTTTCGTATTGATCCGAGAGTAAAAAGAGACTTCTTCAGAATAAACATTGAAGGTGAGATGCCACTTGAAGTTTCACCAAAAGAGTTTCACCACATCGAGAAAATTGCCCGGTCATTCCGGAAGAACAAAAAGGAACGTAAAGTAAAGGAGTATTAA